ACCTGAAGCACTACCTAAAGCAACAAAGTCGGCTGAACCTGGAGGAGCATTGGTTCGTACAAAGGCACCTAAACCAACCTTTAAACCTGAAGCACTACCTAAAACCAATCCAACTGCAGAACCTCCAGGTGCATTAGTATCCACTAAAAAACCTAAACCATCTTCTAAAACACCATCATCAACTTCGCAATCATCTTCTGGTGGGACTGGTTCTAATAAAGAAAGATACACTCAAATTGGACAAGAATATAAAAATAGAGCACAGGCAAGAAGATCTGAAAGAGCGCAAAAATCCGCACAGGCAAATAGTGGAAGATTAGCAACGGCTGGCGCTGTAGGAGCAATTGGTGCATCTACTGTTGCTGGAATGGGACTTTCACAAAATAAAAAAAGTGAAAAAGTAACTCCTAATGTTTACAATACTATGGATAAACCATCTATAGATAAACCAACAGGACAAATTCGTAGTAGACTTGCGGTGGGTCCTCGCAAGATTGGTTCTACTTTTGATGATGCTTTCAGAGAGGCAAAAAGAAAAGAAAGGGAGGCAAAGAGAATTGGAGATTCAGTTCCAACAACATTTACTTATGGTGGTAAGGAGTATTCGACTAAAATGAAAGAAGAAAATTTAATTAATTATCTTCTTGATGAAGGTTTTGCTTCTGATGAGAAGTCTGCAGAGGCAATTTTAGGTGCTATGAGTGAAGCATGGATTGATAGTATTGTTGAAGCAAAAATTGAACCACCAAAAGAAAAGGTTGGTGCTCTAATTAATATTGATATTCCCCAAAATGAAAGAGAAGCGGCAAGACAAAGAACGCTTGCGAAGGCAAAGAAAATGAGAGAAAAAAGAGAAAACAAAGATTGAGTCCACTTTCCAAACTGGCACACCAGGGGGTCGCAAGACCTCCTTTTTTTGTATGATACTGTTAGTTCAAAAACCACCAATGCCCGTCAATCACGAAATCAAGTCCCAACTCGCCAAACTCCTTGCTACCGAAGACCTTGTGGTTGAGCACAAGAAAGTAGAGACTGCCTGCTTCAATGTTCATACCCGTGTTCTGACTCTACCTATGTGGGAGAAGGCAAGCAATACTGTGTATGACCTTCTGGTGGGTCACGAGGTTGGTCACGCTCTTTATACCCCCGATGAGGATTGGTTGGAAAAAGTAAAAGTTCCTCCTCAATTTGTGAACATCGTTGAAGATGTACGAATTGAGAAGATGATGAAGCGTCGTTATGCTGGTCTTGCCAAGACTTTCTTCAATGGATATAAGGAACTGTCCGATGCTGATTTCTTTCAACTGAATGATGATGACATTTCTACCTATAATCTTGCCGACCGAGCAAATCTTTATTTTAAGATTGGAAACTTTGTGTCTCTGGACTTCACTCCAGAAGAACAGGAAATCATCAATCTAATTGGTTTTAGTGAAACTTTTGCTGATGTTCTGATTGCCGCAGAAGAACTCTATAAGTATTGTAAACAGAAGAAGGAAGAAGAAACCAAGATCGAGTTGGATTCTCACGAAAATCAGACTTCTGGTTCTGGTAATAGTCCTGCTTCTGATTTTCTTGATCAGGAAGAAGGTGAGAATGATCAACCTGAAATGGAAAAAAGTGATGGTATGGGTGCTGCCGAGCAAGAGAATGGTGAGAACAAAAAACCACAACAGCAACAATCCGAAGGTGGAGAAACTTCAGATCCAGAGGTAAAAACTATGGATAATCTTGAGAAAGCACTCAAAGATCTTCTGTCTACTGATGGGAGTGAGAATGTTTATCTCGAACTTCCTAAACTGGATATGAAGCAGATTATTGGAAATAATTCTGATATTCACCATACCTGTAAAGTTCAGTGGGATGAATATCTTGAGAAACTAGGTTATTCTTACGAAGAGGTTTTTGGTGAAGTTGATAAAGAGTTTGTAGACTTCAAGCGTTCCGCACAGAAGGAAGTCAACTATCTGGTTAAAGAGTTTGAGTGTCGTAAAGCAGCAGACTCCTATGCCCGTGCTACAACTTCTCGCACTGGTGTTTTGGACTGCACCAAACTTCATACTTACAAATATAATGAAGACCTGTTCAGGAAAGTTACAACTCTTGCAAACGGTAAGAATCATGGTCTTGTGTTTATTCTGGATTGGTCTGGATCTATGCAGAATGTGATGCTGGATACTGTCAAGCAACTTTTTAATCTTGTTTGGTTCTGTAAAAAAGTATCCATCCCTTTTGAAGTCTATGCCTTTACGAATGATTATCCTGTTGCATCCTATGATGAGAATGGTAAGGCAACTCTTCGCCAATCTTCCTATCAGAAGCGTGATGGTTTGGTTCAAGTTGGCGATTGGTTCTCTTTGATGAATCTTCTTACCAGCAAGGTGAATGGTAAAACTCTTGATGATCAGATGAAAAACATTTTTCGTCTTGCAAAGGCATTCTTTGGTGGATACTATGCTCGATATAGTATTCCTACTGGACTTAATCTGTCTGGAACTCCTCTGAATGAGACTATGATTGCTTTGCATCAGATTCTTCCCAAATTTCAGAAAGAAAATAAACTCCAAAAGGTTCAGTGTGTGATTCTGACTGATGGGGAAGCAGCACCCCTAAAATATCATCGCGAGTTTCATCGTAAGTGGGAGGATGGTCCTTATATGGGTGTGAATCATATTGGACCTAATTCATTTTTGCGTGATCGTAAGACTGGAAACACATATTCATTTGGTGATGCTTGGTGGACATTCACCGATGTTCTTCTTCACAATCTTCGTGATAAGTTTTCTACCGTGAACTTTATTGGTATTCGCGTTCTTGAGTCCCGTGATGCTGGTTCCTTTATTCGCCGTTATTGTGGATATTATGGGGATCAGTATGATAAGGTTATGTCTTCTTGGAAGAAAGAAAAGTCATTCTCCATTAAGAGTTCTGGATATCATACTTACTTTGGACTTTCTGGATCTGCCCTTTCTCAGGAAACTGATTTTGAGGTTTCCGAAGATGCGAACAAGACTCAAATCAAGAATGCCTTTGTGAAGAGTCTTAAATCCAAAAAAATGAACAAACGGGTTCTTGGTGAGTTTATTGAGTTGGTTGCCTGAACCACTTCCCAAACTGTCACAAGGGGCACTTACCTGCCCCTTTTTTGTCGCTATACTATGAGAGTTCAAAACAAAACCGCCTAACTACATTATGCCTCGTAAAATTTCTGTGACTGACGAACAACTGATCGCTGATCTCCAATCTCTGTTTGGTTCTGATCTGAGTGCTGGCGATATTCGTGGTTATTGTGCTTCTCGTAATATGAATTATCAAACCGTAACTCGTCGTCTGGAACCTTTTAAAACTGATCGTGGTCGTTGGAATCTGGAAGTGACTCAAGAACGTGTTGAGGAGATTGAACGTTCTTTCAGTGCTCCTGCTGTTCTTCCTGCTGCCGAACAAAACCTTATTCCTGATAAAGATGATACCTTCGTCAAGTTTGGTAATTTTAACGATATTAAAAAAATTATTTCTTCCAATCTTTTTTATCCGACGTTCATTACGGGTCTTTCGGGTAATGGTAAAACGTTCAGTATTGAGCAAGCGTGTGCTCAACTTAAGCGTGAACTGATTCGTGTCAACATCACCATTGAGACTGATGAGGATGACCTGATTGGTGGTTTCCGTCTTGTGAATGGTGAAACTGCCTGGCACAATGGTCCCGTGATTGAGGCACTGGAACGTGGTGCGATTCTGCTTCTGGATGAGATTGACCTTGCTTCTAACAAGATTCTGTGCCTTCAGTCTGTGCTTGAAGGTAAAGGTGTCTTCCTCAAGAAAATCGGTAAGTTCGTCAAACCTGCTGCTGGATTCAACGTATTCGCCACCGCAAACACCAAGGGCAAGGGTTCTGATGATGGTCGCTTCATTGGCACCAACGTGCTCAACGAGGCGTTCCTGGAGCGTTTCCCTGTGACCTTTGAGCAGTCCTATCCTGCTCCTGCAACCGAGCAGAAGATCCTTGAAGGCATCGCTCTGGACCTTGGGGTGGAGGATCGTGACTTCTGCAAGCGTCTGGTGGATTGGGGTGACATCATCCGCAAAACCTTCTATGATGGTGGTATTGAGGAAATCATCAGCACTCGTCGTTTGGTTCACATTGTTCGTGCCTATAGCATCTTTAACGATAAGGCAAAGGCAATTCAAGTTTGCGTGAACCGATTTGATGATGAAACCAAGCAAGCATTCTTGGAACTCTACGATAAGGTTGATGCCGATTTCAAGATGCCTTCTGAAGGTGGTGAGCATGTAACTTACAACCTTGACCAACCCGCTACTTTCTGATATAATTGGGGAAGGTAAAAAATGTGCCTTCCCTTTATGATTGATCCAAATTTTACTATTACTATGACTGAAAACACAAATACTAATGGTTTCTGGAAATACAACGAAGACAAAATCCTGAAACAACTTGAAGAATATATTGCTGGTACTTATAATCAGCATTATGTTGATAGGACTGCCGGTGGAACAGAACAGACACTGGATAAAATCAAACATAATCGTCGTGAAGGTTTCTGTGCTGGCAACATTACTAAGTACACTGATCGTTATGATAGTAAAGGAACTCCTCGTGCTGACTTGTTCAAAGTTTTGCACTACACTATTCTTTTGATTAATCATCTCAACCTTGTTGAAAACAAGTGAAACTCCAAAACAAAACTATGAAACTTTCTGATAATACTCTTGCTCTTCTTAAGAATTTTGCTGGTATCAACAACTCTATTCTTGTGAAGCAGGGCAATCGTCTTCGTACCATTTCTGTCGCCAAAAATATTCTGGCAGAAGCAGAAATTACTGAAGAATTCCCCCGTGATTTTGCGATTTATGATCTTAATCAGTTTTTGAATGGTCTTGGACTTCACAATGATCCTGATCTGGACTTTAAAGAAGATTCTTATCTGAGCATCAAAGAGGGTAAGCGTCGTGTCAAGTATTTCTTTGCCGACCCAAATGTGATTATTTCTCCTCCAGATAAGGATATTCAACTCCCTTCTCAGGATGTTTGTTTTCAACTTGATAGTGTTACTTTGGAGAAACTTCTTAAGGCAGCTGCAGTTTATCAACTTCCAGACCTTTCTGCAATTGGTGAAGCGGGTGTAATCAAACTCGTGGTGCGCGATAAAAAGAATGATACTTCTAACGAATATGCCATTGTAGTCGGTGAAACTGATTCTGAGTTTGCTTTCAACTTCAAAGTGGAAAATATCAAGATCATTCCTGGTGCCTATGATGTGATTGTGTCTTCTAAACTTTTGTCACAGTTTACAAATTCTAAGTATAATTTGAAGTATTATATTGCTCTGGAACCCGATAGTACTTTTGCTTGATGGAATTTCTCCTATATCTTTCCCCAGAATCCACAGAAATTTATCAAATGATTTCTCGCAGGATTAAGGTGGTTGAAAACTCACCTATCTGTCAAAAGTATGACATTTATGGGTGGTTTAATCCTAATCAGAAAACAATGGTTTTTTGTACAGATAGAATTGTTTCTAGGGATAATGTAAAACATTACATAAACGAAACCCTATTACATGAATCTGCTCATTTGGCACAATATTGTAAATACAAATCTATTGCTCCTTTAGGTATTTCTGATTCTAAAATACAACTTTCTTCTCGAAGGAATCAAGATGTAGAATCTGCAGTAAAAATATCGGGATCTTCAGTTAGGCAGATTGAACGGGAAGCATTTTGGATGGAAGATAAACCTAACGAAGTTAAATATGTACTCCAAAAGTATTGTTTCTGATGAACATCTTTGTAACTAACGAATTTCCTGCTGAGTCAGCAATTTGTCTTCCTGACAAACATATAGTGAAGATGCCTCTTGAATGCTGCCAGATGCTCTCTATTGTTGCATCCAAATGGTATCACAACTATGGTACTCTTCCCAAAGCAGACGGAACCTCCTATGCAACCGAGAAGGGTGCCTTTCGCAATCACCCATGTACTCAATGGGCAGCAGAATCTATTCATAATGCATACTGGTTGATTAAGCACGGGATGAACCTTTGTGATGAGTATACTCTGCGATATGGTAAGCAACATTCGTGCTACAATACTCTTGTTGCCGCATACTATCTTTTCCCCAAAGGAAAGATTACTGAGGTGACATCATTCGTTCGTGCTATGCCCGACGAATATAAACTTGATGAAAGCATTGATACATTCACTGCATACAAAATGTATATTGCTTCCAAACCCTGGGTTGCGGACAACTATCTCCGTATGCCAGAACGTAAACCTGATTGGATTTGATTATGAGTAATTTTATTTGGACGGAACGATATCGCCCAAAAACAATTGAGGATTGTATTCTCCCTGAGAATATTAAAAAGACCTTTAGTGATTTTCTAAATAAAGGCGAAATTCCAAATATGCTTCTTTGTGGTCCTCCTGGTGTAGGTAAGACTACGGTGGCAAAAGCACTTTGTAATGAATTGGGAGTAGATGTTTATGTCATCAATGGATCCGACGAAGGTAGATTCCTCGATACTGTCCGAAACAATGCGAAGAACTTCGCTTCGACCGTCTCACTTTCGTCAGATGCTAAACACAAAGTCGTCATCATTGACGAAGCAGATAACACGGGGAACGACGTACAACTCCTCCTACGGGCGTTTATTGAGGAGTTTGCTGGCAACTGTCGCTTCATCTTCACCTGTAACTACAAGAACAAAATCATTGAACCCCTCCACTCCCGATGCGCCGTCGTTGAGTTCGGGATCAAAGGAAAAGAAAAAACCCAGTTGGCAGGATCCTTCTTCAAGCGTTTACAGGACATCCTGGATGCGGAAGGTGTACAATATGATCCTAAAGTCCTTGCCGAACTGATTAATAAACATTTTCCTGATTGGAGGCGAGTTCTCAATGAATGCCAACGATACTCTGTTGGTGGAGAAATTGACTCTGGTATTCTTGCATCTTTTTCTGACGTTGCCGTAAATGATCTCATTAAATATCTCAAAGAAAAGAATTTCACAGAAGTCCGAAAGTGGGTGGTCGCCAACTTGGACAACGATTCTTCTATCATTCTTCGCAGGGTTTATGACTCCCTTTACTCTGTTTTACTTCCCCAGTCTATCCCTGCTGCCGTTCTTATTATTGCTAAGTATCAATACCAAATTGCGTTCGTGGCTGATCAGGAGATTAATCTCCTAGCAGCACTGATTGAAATTATGGCGGAGTGTGAGTTTCAATGAACCCTTATAAAATTGATAATAAACTTCTTAAAGAAGTTCCAGTGAAAACAACTCCTGAGAATGTAAAAGAGGCAAATGAGGCACTCTTTTACTCTAAAATGAATCTACCGCAAGCAGCAAAGCATTGTGGAATGACTCAGAAAGAAATGAAACTTACCTTTTTTGAATACCTGAAATATAACAAACCTGATTATGAGCATGAAAAAAATTAAACCAACTCTTGAAGATCTTTACAATACATCTGTTCCTTTTAGGTATTCAAAACAAAAATATCAATCCATTGAATTGGATAAATCTATTGATTATCCTAAAATAGTTGTTTATGCTATAAATGCATATAATCAAATTGTAGGTAATCTTTCAAATTGGCAATTAAATAGGAAATGTTTTAATACAACAAGGTCAGTGAGTCATTCATTTTATGATGGAGTCCATTCAAACAGTATTGATACTGGATTAATTTCTAAATCTGCTGCTGATAAAAAAAAGAAAGATCCAAAGTTTGTAACAACTAAAGATCACATATATGTTCCACAATCTATGGTTAGAATGGTATTGGATAATCCTGAAAAATATCTTAAAGACCCTAACGATTTTTTTAAGTTATTTTATAAATCTTGCCAAACAAGAGAAGTTACTAAGGAAGAAAATGATTTGTTATCGAAATGTGTAAAGTCTGGAAAAGTTGAAAATGGTAAAAAATATGATAGAATTCAGATTCTATGCTCTTTGTCTCAAAGATACAATCATTGTGGTATTGTAATGCTTAAGAGGGAAAGGGGGCGCGGATGGTATCATAAAGATATGCCAATAGTAGATGCTACTATTGATACTCCTGAGGGTTATGATGAATATGAATCTCAGTTTATTGTTGAAGAGTTTGAATAGTTAAAAATATGTTATCTATTGAAGATGCAATTTGGGCAGCAGATCAATTTGTACAGTACTATTCCAAGTTTAATCGTATCGATGATTATCTTCGTTATGTTAAACGTAGTAGAATGGATAATGCATCTGGAAAATTGTTCGGGCCTGAGGATGAGATTTTCTCCAATTTCAATCTTCATCCAAATGAAATGTCATTTTCAATTCATGAGGTAAATACCAATCCCAAAACAACATCCAAGTACAATCAAGATCTTTACTCAGAAATTTTGAATGATACTGCATCAAATCCTATCGAAGAAGCAATTCCTGGTAGAACTTTGAAGTGGATTGTGACTGAGGATACTAGCAATAAGATAATTGGAGTAGTCCGATTTGGATCTCCAACAATTAATTCAAAACCAAGAAATGATTATTTTGGTGAGGTTATTTCACTTTCCAGAATTAACAGTGAGTTTGTAATGGGATTTAACATTGTCCCTGTTCAACCATTTGGATACAATTATCTTGGTGGAAAACTTCTTGCTCTTCTTGCTTCTTCCAATGAACTCAAGCGACAATTTGATCGTAAATATGGAATTGATCTTCAATACTTTGAAACAACTTCACTATACGGTACAACGAAAGGAGTATCCATGTATGATGGTCTTAAACCTTATATTCGACACATAGGAGATACTGAAAGCAATTTTCTCCCTCTATTTCATGATGATTACTTCAAGGAAATGTTTTGGTGGTTTAATAATACTGCCAATGGTGGAGAAAGACTCATTTCTGCAGATAAGTCTTCAAAGAAATTGAAGATTCAGACTAAGATGATTTCTATTATTAGGAATTCTTTGAAAGGTCATTCTAAGTTAGATGAATTTAATTCCTGCATCGAACACGCAAAAACTTTAACTGAAAAGAAAAGATATTATCTTTCTAAATTTGGATATGAACCTCAAGAAGTCATCGAATGGTGGAAGAAAAAGGCATCAAAGAGATATGAAAAACTTAAGTCTGAAGGTCGTTTAAGGACAGAACTTGAGTTGTGGAAACATGGTAATGATTTGGAGATTATTCGATGACTTATGAATTGAAAGATTGGTTGAATTCTATCAACCAAACAAAAAATAATATTATGGATGAAGATCCTACATCTGAAAAAGAATATACACCTTATATCATCAATCGCTGTCTTTCTGGGCATATTGACTGTTTGATGTTTGCAAATGAAATGAACCAATATCATTTCCTCCCAAAGAAGATGCAATATGACTTTTATATAAATAGTCTGAGGAAAAAGAAGAGATATTCTCCCTGGCTCCGACAAGATAAAATCAAAGATCTTGATTATGTCAAACGTTATTATGGATATAGTAATGAAAAGGCAAAACAGGCTTTGAGGATTCTTACTAAAGAACAACTAACATTTATTAAATCGAAATTTGAAACTGGAGGAACAAAATGAGTGTAGTTCAAGAACCTGAAGTGAAGTGGACGCCCGACCAAATGGTGGAAGTGATTCTCAATGAACCTGATGATTTTCTAAAGGTTCGTGAGACTTTGACCCGTATCGGAGTTGCTTCAAGAAAAGAAAAGAAAATCTATCAGTCTTGCCATATTCTGCATAAGCAAGGTAGATATTACCTGGTTCATTTTAAAGAATTATTTGCTCTCGATGGCAAACACGCAAATCTGACTGTAAATGATGTTCAACGTCGCAATCGTATTGCCCAACTTCTTGCCGATTGGAGTTTGATTACGATTGTTGATGTTACTAAGATTCAGGACATTGCTCCTTTGAATCAGATCAAAGTTCTTGCTTATAAGGACAAGGGTGACTGGATTCTGGAAACCAAATATAATATTGGTGCTAAAAAGAAAAAGGTTGAGGAAACTGAATAATCTGGGGAGAGGGGGTTGACACCCCTCTTTTTTTGTGGTATACTAGTTGGGTAAACCTACGAACCCCCTGTCTTAATTTCAAGACAGCATCTTCTTTATAGGTTGATGAATGGTGAGTAGATTATTGAATAAAGAAAATGTTTGAAACGAGAGATTTTACTGGAAATATTTCTGTAGACACAGAATTTCCATATGAAGAATATGTTAGATTGCCAGAAGTTCCATGTCAGCGTAATACTGAAGAAAGGATAAAGAATGCAAAGCATCTAAAATATTTGCGTCCAGAACAGTGTATTGTACATCTGGCGAAACTTGGCAAAGAATCAAATATCAAGGGTAAAATATATCCTAAAGATATGGTATTTCGGGTGGATGGTAATACTCGTGCTATGGCTTGGGAGACTGGTAAGAGTGATTATATCCCTCAAAAATTAATTGCAATTACTTATGAGTATGAAACTCTAGACGAAATTAAAGAATGCTATAACACTTTTGATTCTACGGAAGCAACTGAAAAGAATCAACAAAAATTATTTGGTGTTTTGACTGGTTTTTATAACTATCAACCAAAATCTGAAAAACTAATTCAAGGAGCAATTTTATCTGGACTTAGTAAAGCATGTCATTTTATGTGGCCTTTGCGATGGAATCAACCCAGTGTTAAAACAGACCAATTAGAAGGAATGGTTGGTGGTTGGATTGAAGAAATTAAAGCACTTGATGAATTAATGGCAAATAAAAAGGTTTGGAATCAACCATTTATCTGTGCCGCTTTAATGAGTCTTAGGCACTATGGAGTGAACAATCAAAAGCTTCTTCATGCTTGGAACTTGATTACTTCACAAAAGTGTAATCTTATGTCAGATGAAAGAGATGGTGTTTCTCATATTGTATTTGAATGGATGAATGGGAAGTTTTTCAAAGATGCTACAATTTGTAAAGATACTAAATGGGAAAATATGAATCGCACAGTTTCTTATATTTTGTATTGGTTGGATAAGTATATGGAAGATGAAAAACTTGTTAAAGTTGGTAATGGTTGGGATCGAGTTGCTTTTGAATATAAGAATAGGATACCTCAAAATAAATTGATGAATTCTATTTTTTCAATTGAGTCGTAAAACCGAATAAGAAAGTAGGGAGTTCAACACTCCCTTTTTTATGTTTTCTGTTATAATTATATACGGATGCCGTAAGGATCCACAAAACACAAACTCGCTTTTAAAGGAGCTACTATAATGACTAACCTTGCAACATCACGGTTTACTGCGTCTGATCTTCCTGCTTTGATGGAAAGAATCACTCGCAATAGTATTGGAATGGATGAATATTTTGATCGTTTGTTCAATCTTCACGAAACTACAACAAATTATCCTCCATATAATCTTATTCAGGTAAATAATGTAGAGTCTCACTTAGAGATTGCATTAGCAGGATTCAAGAAGGGAGAGGTTAATGTTTTCACAGAATATGGAAAACTTTTTGTCGAAGGGCAAAAATCAGATACCGAATCGGATAGGACGTTTATCCACAAGGGAGTGGCTAGCAGAAGTTTTAAACGAGCGTGGACTTTATCCGACGACACAGAAGTCCGCGAAGTCACATTTGAAGACGGACTTCTACGGATCGTACTTGGGAAAATAGTTCCAGAGCATCATACTCGTAAGGACTATCTCTAAATAAAAGAAAAACTTCACATGAAAACTTTTCACCAGTTTTTGAATGAAATAAAAACAATTAAGTACCCTATGGCAAAGGCACATAAGGTTTATATGAAAGGAAAAGTTCAAAATGTTCCCTCTGGTAAAGCAGTTCCGTTTAATCCTGGTGGTGGTGGGAGAGGATGTGAAGAAGAATAAATATAATTGAATATCGTCGTCGCAGGGGAGCAACTGGCAAAATCCAGTTGACGCTCCCCCATTTTTTTGCTATAATATTGGGAGCACATAGAGTAAAATGTCAATCAAACTTGCACTATTAAAATCTGGAGAAACAGTTATTTCTGATGTAAAAGAACTTATTTCCGCCGAGGAAAATGTATGTGGATATATCTTTGAAAATCCATATAAGGTAATTACTGAAAGAAGTATTGTTCTCTCTGAAGAGACTGAATATGATGCTAAGATACAAGTATCATTAACTCCTTGGATTATCTTAAGCGAAAATAGGCAGATGCTAGTAACAATGGATTGGGTTGTAACTTTGGTAGACCCAATTCAATCACTTAAACAAATGTATGAGGAAAAAGTAAATGGACAAAACAATCAAATGTCTCTTACTGAAAGTTGATAATGTAATTGTAACTGAGATTATTGAAATTGGATCTGAGTTAGGGGAACCTGATTGTAAGTTAATCAATCCATATCAAATAGATGTTGAAGGAAATTTGACACCTTGGCCTGATGTAACTGATCAAAGAGAAATGATGATTCATTCTGATAGTATTCTCACTATCGTTGATCCTAAACCTGAAATTATTGAAAAGTATCTTGAATTAACTGCCTGATGTCGCTTCGTTTTTACACTAACGTTCAAATGGTCGGGGATCACTTCTTGGTCCGTGGTTATGAAAATGGTAAACATTTCATGACCCGTGAGAAGTTTTACCCGACTCTTTTTGTCCCCTCAAAAAAGAATACTGAGTATCAAACACTAAATGGTGAATATGTTGAAGCAGTGCAACCTGGAACTGTAAGAGAATGTAGGGAGTTTATTAAAAAGTATGACGGTGTGAAGGGGTTTGATATTTCTGGAAATGACCGATACATCTATCAGTATATTTCTGAGACTTATCCAGAAGATGAACTCAAGTTTGATATTAGTAAAATTAAAGTTACAACAATCGATATTGAGGTTGCATCAGAGAACGGATTCCCTGATGTAGAAAGTTCTGCTGAAGAAGTATTGCTGATTACCATTCAAGATTATAATACGAAACAAATCCGTACTTGGGGTCTTGGTAAGTTTAATAATCAGCAGAGTAATGTAAACTACCGTTCTTTTTCAAATGAATATGATTTGTTGAATGACTTTATTAATTGGTGGATGATTGAGGAAAATACTCCAGAAGTCATTACTGGTTGGAACAGTGAACTGTACGACATTCCATATTTGGTTCGTCGCATAGACCGTGTTCTTGGTGAAAAACTGATGAAGCGTATGTCTCCGTGGGGTCTAGTTACTGAACGGGAGACCTTTATTTCTGGACGCAAACATATCTCTTACGATATTGGTGGAGTGAGTCAACTTGATTATCTGAACCTTTACAAGAAGTTTACTTATAAGGCACAGGAATCTTATCGTCTTGACCACATTGCAAATGTGGAACTTGGGCAGAAAAAGTTGGACCACAGTGAATTTGATACGTTCAAAGATTTCTATACCAAAGGTTGGCAGAAGTTTGTAGAATATAACATTATTGACGTGGAACTTGTTGACCGTTTGGAAGACAAGATGAAACTGATTGAACTTGCTTTGACAATGGCATATGACGCTAAAGCAAATTATGCTGATGTGTTCTCTCAGGTTCGTATGTGGGATACGATTATCTACAACTATCTGAAAAAGAAGAATATTGTGATTCCTCCGAATGTGAGGTCTGATAAAGATTCTAAGTATGCTGGTGCATATGTAAAAGAACCGATTCCTGGTGTGTATGATTGGGTGGTGAACTTTGACCTTAACTCTCTGTATCCTCACCTGATTATGCAATACAACATCTCCCCAGAAACTTTGGTGGAACAGCGTCATCCCTCAGTAACTGTAGATAAGATTCTGAATCAAGAAATTGATTTTGAACCTTATAAGGACTATGCAGTTTGTGCTAATGGTGCAATGTACCGTAAGGATGTTCGTGGATTTCTTCCTGAACTGATGGAAAAGATCTACAAAGACCGCACCATCTATAAGAAGAAAATGATCGCTGCAAAGCAAGAATATGAAAAGAAGAAAACCAAAGAACTGGAAAAGGAGATTGCAAGGTGTAACAACATTCAAATGGCAAGGAAGATTCAACTTAATAGTGCTTATGGTGCTATTGGTAATCAGTACTTCCGTTATTTTAAACTAGCGAATGCTGAAGCAATTACTCTTTCTGGGCAAGTTTCAATTCGTTGGATTGAAGATAAGATTAATAAGTATCTGAATAAAGTTCTTAAGACACAGGATATTGATTATGTTATTGCTTCTGATACTGACTCCATTTATCTTAATATGGGTCCTTTGGTTGAGACTGTATACAAGGGAAGAGAGAAAACTACTGAAAGCGTTGTTTCGTTCCTTGATAAGGTCGCTAAAGTGGAACTTGAAAAGCATATTGAAGGTTGCTACCAAGAACTGGCGGACTATGTGAATGCTTACGATCAGAAGATGCAGATGAAGCGTGAGAATATTGCCGACCGTGGAATCTGGACTGCCAAAAAACGTTATATTCTCAATGTTTGGGATAGTGAAGGTGTTCGTTATGAAGAACCTAAACTCAAGATGATGGGCATTGAGGCAGTCAAGTCTTCTACTCCAGCACCTTGTCGTCAGATGATTAAGGATGGTCTAAAACTGATGATGAGTGGAACTGAAGAACAGGTGATTAAGTTTATTGATAAGTGTCGTTCCGACTTCAAAAAACTTCCACCAGAGCAGATTTCTTTCCCAAGAACTGCTTCTGATGTTCGTAAGTATCGTTCCCAGTCTGACATTTATATGAAGGGAACACCAATTCATATTCGTGGAGCACTTCTTTTTAATCATTATATTAAAGAGAAAAACCTGACCAATAAATATTCACTTATTGGTAATGGGGAAAAGATTAAATTTATTTACCTCAAAAAACCAAATATTATTCAGGAGAATATTATCTCCTTTATTCAAGACTTTCCTACAGAACTTGGTCTTGACAAATATATTGATTATGAACTACAATTTGAAAAGAGTTTTCTTGAACCACTTAAGTCCATTCTTGATGCAATTGGATGGAAAACAGAACATACAACAACCCTAGAATCATTTTTTAACTGATGGATTTGCCTATTAACGAAAAAGAATTGAATACGATTATTAGTGCTATGAGATTGGGAGGAGATTCTGCATTGTATCAAAAACTATGGACTTATAAAATGAACTATATCGATAAAAATAAAAATGGGGAGAAAGAATGATGGATTTTCTTAAAGATATTGTAAAAGAAATTGGTGGTGAGTATACACAACTTGCTTCCGATATTGATGAGACGGAGACTTATGTTGATACGGGTTCATACATTTTTAATGCACTGGTTTCAGGTAGCATATTTGGTGGTGTATCTGGGAATAAGATTACTGCTATTGCTGGAGAGTCTTCTACTGGAAAGACTTTCTTCTCTCTCGCTGTGGTTAAGAATTTTCTTGATAATAACCCCGATGGTTATTGTCTCTACTTTGATACTGAGGCTGCTATCACTAAATCTCTTTTAGAATCCCGTGGAATTGATACTTCTCGTCTTGTGGTTGTCAATGTTGTTACTGTTGAAGAGTTTCGCGGAAAAGCACTCAAAGCAGTAGATTTGTATATGAAAAAACCTGAAGCAGAACGCAATCCTTGTATGTTTGTTCTGGACTCTTTGGGGATGCTTTCTACAAGTAAAGAGATTAATGATGCTCTGAATGATAAAGAAGTTCGTGATATGACCAAATCACAACTCATTAAAGGTGCATTCCGTATGCTTACGTTGAAACTTGGTCAAGCAAACATCCCTATGATTGTAACCAATCATACTTATGATGTTATTGGTGCTTATGTTCCTACTAAGGAGATGGGTGGTGGTAGTGGTCTTAAGTACGCTGCTTCTAGTATCATTTACCTTTCAAAGAAAAAGGAAAAGGATGGAACAGAAATCGTTGGAAACATTATCAAGGCAAAGACTGCTAAGTCGCGTTTGAGTAAGGAGAACAAAGATGTTGAAGTCCGTCTTTATTATGATGAGCGCGGTCTTGATCGTTACTATGGTCTTTTGGAACTTGGTGAACTTGGTGGACTCTGGAAGAATGTAGCAGGTCGCTATGAGATGGATGGTAAGAAAATCTATGCCAAACAGATTCTCAAAGAACCTGAAGTATATTTTACAGAAGAAGTGATGCAACAACTGGATGAAATTGCAAAGAAAGAGTTTAGTTATGGATGAACTAAATGATTTTATTCATATCTATGAGAATGCTTTAGAGTCTAATATTTGCGACTTTTTGATTTCATTATTTGATCAGGAACCTGATAAACATGAGCGTCACGATAATGATGGAAAACCCAACTTTACTCAATTCAATTTCACAGAAAATCGTGATTTGACATCAGAGGTTGAGCAAGTTCATAATCATGTTATTAAAAATGTATTTACTTATCGTGATAAGTATTATGAATTTGTAGATACTCGTGTCTTTCCTAAAGACCATGCGTTTGAGCAGTTTCGTATAAAGAAGTATAATCCTGGTGGCGAAGACCGCTTTGATACTCATGTTGATGTGCTAGACTATCCATCTGCAAGGAGATTTTTATCTTTTATGTGGTATTTGAATGATGTTGAAACTGGTGGAGAGACTGTCTTTAAAGATTTAATCATTAAACCTAAAAAGGGTACACTATTGGTATTTCCACCACTTTGGATGTTTCCACATAAAGGAAATCCCCCAATAACTGATTCAAAGTATATTATGAGTACATATTTGCATTATAAGTGATGGAAAGAATTGAAACTACAATTTTAAGAAACCTAGTATATAATGAAGATTATTCGCGCAAAGTCATTCCTTTCATACAACCAGATTATTTTGAGAGCAAGTCCGAAAAGGTCATTTTTGAGGAGATTGTCCAATTTATTGTTAAATATGGTTCAGCAATCACAATCGAAGCACTCAACATTGAGGTAGAAAATCGCACAGACTTGACAGAAGATCAGGTAAAGGAAGTCAGAGAAATTAATAAATCTCTGAATGATTTTCCTGTAGAAAAGCAATGGTTGCTGGACACAACTGAAAAGTGGTGTCGCGATCGTGCCATTTACCTAGCACTTATGGAATCAATCCATATTGCTGATGGTAATGATGGAAAGAAAAATCGTGATGCTATTCCAAGTATTCTTTCTGATGCCCTAGCGGTATCATTTGATAATAATATCGGTCACGATTATCTTCAAAATTATGAGGAGCGTTATGAATTTTACCATCGCAAAGAAGATAAGATCGAGTTTGATCTGGAATATTTCAACAAAATCACAAAGGGTGGCATCCCTAATAAGACTCTCAATATCGCTCTCGCTGGGACGGGTGTTGGGAAATCGCTATTCATGTGTCATGTGGCTAGTTCCGTCTTATTGCAAGGTAGGAACGTTCTCTACATCACTCTTGAGATGGCGGAAGAAAGAATTGCAGAAAGAATTGATGCAAACCTTCTCAATGTCCCGATTCAGCAACTGGTTGATCTCCCACGCTCGGCATTTGAAAATAAAGTAAATAATATTGCAAAGAAGACGCAAGGTACTCTTATCATTAAAGAGTATCCCACTGCATCCGCACATTCTGGTCATTTCAAGGCACTTCTCAATGAACTTGCTCTTAAGAAATCATTTAGACCTGATATTATTTTCATTGATTACCTTAATATTTGTGCTTCCTCTAGGCATAAGGCAAATAGCTCTATCAATTCTTATTCGTATATTAAGTCAATTGCAGAAGAACTTCGCGGTTTGGCAGTGGAATTCAATGTTCCCATTGTCTCTGCTACCCAGACCACCCGCAGTGGTTATGGTAGTTCTGATGTTGAACTTACTGATACTAGTGAGTCCTTTGGTCTCCCTGCTACTGCTGATCTTATGTTTGCCCTTATTAGTACAGAAGAGTTGGAACAGTTGGGGCAGATTATGGTAAAACAATTGAAGAATCGATATAATGATCCCACTATTTACAAGCGTTTTATTGTGGGTATTGATCGTGCCAAAATGCGTCTTTATGATTGTGAGCAAACTGCTCAAAAAGACATACTTGACTCTGGACAGGAAGACGAGTATAATAGCAATGAAGACAACAAACCTAAAAAGTCGTTTGAAGGATTTAAATTTTAATGGAAACCGCTAAACACGTAGATTTTGATAAGTATGCTGAGTTTGTAGATGCTGTAACTTCTGACGCATCTAAGGACTTTCTTTCCCTCTCTGATCGTCTAGTTGCTCTAGATGAAAAGGGTGCCAATATTGAACGTCTCCTGACCGCTTCTGTTGGTATTAATGCCGAGGGTGGTGAATTTATGGAGATTGTTAAAAAAATGATCTTCCAAGGAAAACCTTATAATGAGGACAACCGTGAGCACCTGATTATTGAACTGGGTGATATTATGTGGTATGTTGCTCAAGCATGTATTGCACTTGATGTCACTCTTGATGATGTAGTTGCTCGTAATGTTCAAAAACTTCTCAAGCGTTATCCTGAAGGTGCTTTTGATGTTTATTTCTCCGAAAACCGTGCTGCTGATGACCGATGACTAAAGAAAAACAAGTAACAATTAAAATGGACGTTCGTTCTGCTGCTGCAGTTCGTCAAATCCTTTTTGATGCACAGAAAGGATACACTTATGATGAAGTGAGTGTTCCTCATCGTATCTCTGACATTCGTACTATTATTCAAAATATTGATGATAATATTGGTGCAGTTCTTGGTGTGTAATAAATATTTCAAAAAATGTCTTTGATTGGCAAAAGAAAAGGAAGACCAACTACAAGAATGCAGTTTGATGCTATTCTTAAAAGATTTATTGTCTTCCTTAAAAGAGAACTTCGTTTAACCTATGATATTCCATATGTACTCATAGATGACTCTGATTTTGCCAAAACAAATATGACCTTTGGTATGATGAATAGAGAAACACTTTATATTAGTATAATCAATCGTCATCCAATAGATATTTTAAGAACAGTCTCTCATGAGTTCGTTCATTACAAACAAGTTGTAGATGGTAAAAAAATCTCATCAAATCCTGGAAGTCCTGCTGAAAACGAAGCAAATGCAAAGGCGGGTGAGATTATGAGGAAGTATGGGAAACTTCATCCAGAATTATTTGACCTTATGCCACTTAGGTGATATAATTCTTTTATGCCCAAATGGTGAAACTGGTATACACGCATGACTTAGGATCATGTGCTTCGGCGTGGAGGTTCGAGTCCTCTTTTGGGCATTAAAATAAATAAATATATAATAAAAATAGTTGTTATAAGTAGTAATTATAACTAAAGAATGAAAAAATTTCACCAATTCATAACGGAAGCAACCTCGGCATCGATTCAAGCAAAACGTCTTGCGCTTGTTGGCGATGGGCATGGGGGGTGGTATAATAGGGCCACTGGTGAATTTGAGGCAAAGACCGTGGGTGGCCAACTGAAGTATTTTAACAAGCGTCAGGTTATTGGTGGAAAAGATCCAAAACAGAGTGAATTTGAAAAAAATATTCCTCTAGGATCTTCATATCCAGAACAACCTGCTCCTCAACAGCAACAGGTTCCTGTAGAACAGCAACCTCAAGATGTTCCACAAGAAGAAATTCCTCAAGAAGTGCCAGTAGCAACTCCACCACCTGTTCCTAAAACAAAAGGAACTCTTACAATTGCTTTTGGTCGTTTTAATCCTCCTACGATTGGACATCAACAATTAATGGATACTGCCGCCATGGCAGCAATGGAAGAAGATGGTGACTATATTATTGTTCCATCTCGCAGTCTAGATAAAAAGAAAAATCCACTGGATCCTGATACTAAAATATCATTCATGAGAATGATGTTTCCAAATCATAGTGAAAGAATTGTAAATGATCCAAACTTTAGAACTATTTTTGATGTTCTTAAAAAGGCACATAATGATGGATACACTAATGTTAGAATAGTAGGTGGATCTGATCGAGTTAAAGAATTTGAGAGGTTGTCCAATGAATATAACGGACAACTTTACCAATTTGATGTTATTGATGTACTATCTTCTGGTGATAGAGATCCTGATAGTAACAAGGGTGTTGAAGGAATCTCTGCATCAAGACTTAGACTTGCTGCCGCAGAAGGAGATTTTATGACATTTAGATCTGGTCTTCCTCCAGAAATCAAAAATAAAGAAGCACTTCAACTTTTTGATTTTGTTAGGCAGGGAATGGGTATTCAAGAAATACAACAAGAAGGATACAATACATGGGAAATTGCTCCAAAATTTGATCCACATTCTCTACGCGAAAATTATATTGGCAAAAATATTTTTAAAGTTGGAACTTTTGTTGAAAATTTAAATACTGGATTGAATGGTAAAATTATTCGTAGAGGAACTAACTATCTAATTTGCGTGACTGAAAATGGAATGATGTTCAAATCCTGGATTAAAGATGTAAAAGAATCTTATTCTGAAAAACAAATGAATAGGGTAATGAGAATGCCAGGAAAACCAAATACTTTAGTTGGAACTACTGGTTTTTTTAAATACGCTACGATGATGACTCCTGGAGCAGTGGGAACTGGTGCAGAGAACCTTCAAGTTGGTGGAAAAGCATATGGTATTAATTTCATAAATAAACATAGGAAAAAAGTAAAACGTTAAATTCTTCATATGAAAAAGCACATTGCCGAAGATCTTCCTGCAAGAAGTCATCCACAAGCACAATTGTCTTCTCAAAACAAGAAACCAGAAAGTAGAAATTCTGGTGATGAAAAGAGAGATGGTGGTGGAGAAAAAACTCCAGAGCAGAAAGTTAAGCAAGCAGTTTATGATATTCGCTACCGCGCAAGAAGGGAAAATCTACCTCTTCGCACTGCATATTCCCAGTATATGCAAAATAGTTCTATGGGTGAACAGGAGAAACAAGAAGTAAAGAGAAAACTCTTTGGTAAAGAGGGTGGTGCGATGCAAGCGGAGAATTTTGAGAATTATATGAAAAAATCTGCTTCAAATGCAGTTTCTAAAGCACTTTATAAAGTTTTTCTGGAAAAAAAGGAAGAGTATATTGATCTAGATCAACTTAAATTGGATTTAGAAGAAAAAGCACACTTTAATAAGTATAATTCAGCAGAATCTAAAAAATATAAAGTTAGAGTCACTGATAAGCAAAGTGGCGTATCTTATGTTAGATATGCAACTCGTAAAAAAATTAGTGAACTTAGAGCAAAAGGTCTTGAAGTTGAAATGACCGAATATGGAACTCCATATGAAGGTGAGAGAGAAAGGGGTGAGCAAACTGCTACCGCTTTAGGTGGTGGAAAAGCGAAGAAAGATTATGATAGGGATGGAAAAGTTGAAAGTGGTGCAAAAGAGTATCGCGGAGCAGTACATAATGCAATTCAACGTAAAAAAGGTGGAGTTGCTGATGGTAAAGATACCTCAAGCGTAAAAGAAGGTTTTTTAGGTGAGGTAGCAGCAACCGCAAATTTGCCTCAGACTGACGCTTCACAGCAAGTAAGTCCTGATACAAATCCCACTCAGATTGATTTTACTACCAAAAAAAATAAAATTGTTGTGAATCCAACTGATAACTCACAATCAAAATTAATGTCACATTATGAAATCGAAGGTGATGTTATTATTGAAAATGGTTATTCTAAGTTTCTTAAAAAAGTTCATGCTCTTCATGAAAAGGCGGAAAGTGAGCAACAGCAAAAACTTTTTGGACTTGCACTTTCAGTCAAAAGAGGAAAAACTTCAAGATCTGAAGTAAGTCAAGCAGTTCTTGATATTGTTGATAAGATGAGCGAAAAGGAAATTCGTAAATTTGCTAAAACAAAGCATGAGGGAATTCCTAAACAAAAAGTTCAAAAAGAAGAAGCAGAATGTGGAAAAAAGGAAGATGATGGAGTAGATCGTCGTCCTCTTGCAACTGCAATTAATCTTGCAAAGAATAAAGCAAGATCAATGGGTGTTAGAGACCCATTGGTAATGGTTGCTTCTGAGCAAACTGGTCCTGCATTACCTGGAGAATATAGACCAGGAACACCCAAAGCTCCAGGTGGTCGCCCACATCTTCCTGGAGAAAAGCAAACACCAACCCCCAAAAAGTCTCCTAAATTGCAATTAGCATCGCACGAATTGGAAGGTGAGTCGATTGATGAATCAACTCCCCTCTTTTATAAATTGCAGAAAAGGGGAAAACGAAATTCTTCAACTGCAAAAGCACAACAAAGAACTGATGCTGATTTGGAGACACAAAAGAATAAAAAGATAAAATCTCAGAAAGAAAAGCAAAGTTATGAAAGAGAAAAACCTGAAGAGGATCATCCATCATTGTCTGCTCGTGAAAGAAATCCGAATTTGAGATAGAAATTACTAAATATCTCAGGATACTCTCTTACGGAGGATATTATGGGTGCAGTAGTAGCAGTGGTAAAACCACTTCTGATTCAAATTGCAACACATCCAGCAGTTAAAAACTTAGTTCTTGAGTTGCTTTCAAAATATGTCAAATCAACAGACAATAGCATTGATGATGTTGTTTATCAGTTGGTTAAGGAAAATCTATTTAAACCACAAGCATGATTACTTGCTTTTTAACTAATTGGGGTGTAACGATCATTCTTGGTTTATTATTAACTGCTTCGGAATGGTTAGCAAAAACAAAAAAATTTGAGGAGAATGGTTTATTAGATTTAATTAATCATTTTTTAAAAACACTCCTACATAAAAGAGACCAAAAGTAAAGGTCTCTTTTTTTTATAAATATCAATATAAAGAAACTATAGGGTAAGAAACATGGCTCTTTGGGGCAATAAAGATTCTTTAAGTAATCTGACTGGAACTATAACAATCAATCTTGCTACTGACGTAGTAACCGGAAGTGGTACAACTTTTGTAACTGCTGGAATTTCAACAGGCGATATTCTTGTAATTGGTGCTGGCGCTACTTACGGACAGGCAGTTATAACTGGAGTAACATCTGCTACTCAACTTTCAATTGGATCAACTCAATTTCTCATTGGGATAGGGACTACTGGACCAGGAATAAGTGTAGGTGTTGCTTATACAGTAACTCAAAAACCAAAGTATACTCTTGAAGATGGACAATACTTTGCACCCGATGTAAAAGGGAATAGATTTTCTGCTGTATTTGGTGTAGATCAAATTGAAGTTGGTGTTGCTGCTGGTAGAACAGTTGGTGGTAAAAATGCAGCATATGCGGTTGCACACTCTGGTTGGGTGGGTATTATGACTTATGTTGATAATCACGGAAACTTCAGAGTTAAAAGTGAAGTGTTAGTTGCTGGTGGAATTTCAACTACTTCAGACGCTGGCGATGATTCAAGATTCCCAGACAGCTGATAATATGGTATGAAATTTGATGAGTTGAACGAAGATAATTATTTACTATTTGCGGTAAAGTTTTATGATAATCCTCAAGCAGTTACGTTTGAGGATTTTGAATCTGATTTAAAAAGAATTAAATATATAAAAAGATTATTGAAAAGATATAAAAATACTGGTGAGTTAAAAATTCATTTAATATTGAATCATTTAATAGTCTTATTTAATGTTTTTAATGATGCTAGTATTGCATTATTATTTTATAATTTGGATGAGGAACTGTGGCCTTATATAAAAAGTTTTTTGGTATTTTTGAATAGAATACCGGAATATCCAAAAACTTCGGTGAACGATATTAAAGAAGATGAAGAGTGTCTAAAAAAATTGCAAACAATCTGATGGAAAGTAAAATAAATAGAATTATTGATATCATTCATTCTCTTAAGGAGGAAGGTATGGTAACTGGTGCTCCTACTAATAATATTTCGAGTGGAAATATTGCAAAGTATGATCCAGTGATGGGATTTACCCGAAGAAAAGTGCCAACAATTATAGGGAAAGGTAAGTTTCCTAGTGCTAGAACACGTTGGAAAAACACTAACGACAGCAATTAGAACAATGTTCCAACCATCATCTACAGAAACAAAAATAGCACTACTCGAAGAGCGCATTAATGTTTATGAGCAGATGATGCAAAGAATTGATACTGCAATTCAAAAGATTGGTGAGACAAGTCAAAATATTAGTCAAATGCTTGCTATTCATAATGAAAAGATTGAGCAGTGTAATCGAACAGACAATATTATTGTCAAGATGATTGAAGATATTAAAGTATCATCAAAAGAACAACACGAACAAATAAGTGAAAAGTTGGGTGAAAGAATAGGGAAAGTAGAAGAAAAGGTAGAAAGTATTTCAAAATTTAGATGGCAAGTACTGGGTGGTTTAGCAGTAGTTGCCATCTTCATTAAATTTGCTCCACCAGCATTCAATCTCTTGACACCCCGCACTTCTCCTGTTACAGTAGAAAGACTGAAATAAGCACCTTCGTAATGGATCTGATTGACTCCAAGTATATTGGACTCCTATCTTCGCGTCTTCAAAAATTCAAAAGGGTTAAGTCGGATCTCTACACATTCCGTTGCCCAATTTGTGGAGATTCTCAGAAGAACAAGAACAAGACCAGGGGATACATTTACCCGGTCAAGAATAATACAAACTTCAAGTGCCATAACTGTGGTGCGAGTATGTCCTTCAATAACTTCTTGAAGGAGTTAGATCCAATTCTTCATAAGCAGTATACTCTTGAGAAGTTTAAGGAAGGATATACTGGCAAAAACTTTGTGGTTGAAAAACCAAAGTTTGAGTTTATCAAACCTGTCTTCAAGAAGAAATTAGATTTACCAAAGGCATCAGAAAATCCTGCTGCTAGAGAGTATCTGGAAAAGAGAAATCTGAATCCCGAAAAGTTTTATTATTCTGACAAGTTTAAGGAGTGGACAAATACCCAAAAACAAACTTTTGATACTATTGGTAAGGATGAGAGTCGCATTATTATACCAATGTATGACACTAAGAGTAATTTGATCGGATTTCAGGGAAGAGCACTAGGTCCGAACCCTGTTAAATATATCACTGTGATGCTTTCTGATGACGCACCAAAAATCTACGGGATGGACCAAGTGGATTCTACGAAACCCATTTATATCGTTGAAGGACCCTTCGACTCCACATTTATACAAAATGCTGTTGCTATGTGTGGGTCCGACGTTGATATTGGGTCGTTTGGTTGGAGCAATTATATTTACGTTTTTGATAACGAACCACGTAATCGAGAAATCGTCAACCGAGTATCAAAAACCATCAACAGAGGTGACAAAGTAGTGATTTGGCCAACAACCGTTCAGCACAAGGACATTAATGATTGTGTGCTCGCTGGACTTAATGTTATGGATGTGTTAAAATCAAATATCTACTCTGGTTTAGAAGCAAAAATTAAGTTTAACAATTGGAAGAAAGTATGAGTAACGGAACAAAAGTCGTTAAGAGAAATGGTAAAACTGAATCTCTTGATTTAAATAAACTCCACGTTATGGTGGAGGAGGCATGTAAAGACCTCGCAAATGTATCTGCATCACAGGTTGAAATGCAGTCTGGTATTCAATTTTACGATGGTATTACAACCGCAGAGATTCAGGAGATTCTGATTCGTTCTGCTTCTGACCTGATTGATCTTGATCACCCCAATTATCAATTCGTCGCCGCCCGCCTGCTTCTGTTCGCCCTCCGCAAGCAATTGTTTGGTGGAATGTATGAATGCCCTACCGTAAAGCAACACGTTCTTCGTGCCGTTGGTAGAGGTGTCTATGATGCAGAAATTCTTGACATGTATACTGATGAAGAATTTGATAAACTTGAATTGTTCATTGATCATAGTCGTGATTATCTGTTCACTTATGCAGGTCTACGTCAAGTTGTTGATAAGTACCTTGTACAAGACAGAAGTTCTGGTGAACTTTATGAAACGCCTCAGTTTATGTACCTCTTGATTGCTGCAACTATTTTTTCAAAGTATCCTAAAGAAACACGCTTAGATTACGTTAAGAGGTATTATGACGCAATCTCCAAACACAAAATCAACATTCCCACACCTATCATGGCGGGAGTGCGAACTCCACTTCGACAATATGCTAGCTGTGTTCTTGTTGATGTTGATGACACCCTCGATAGCATCTTTAGTTCTGATATGGCTATCGGGAAGTATGTTGCACAAAGGGCGGGAATCGGTATCAATGCAGGTCGAATCCGTGGCATCAACGCTAAAATCAGAGGCGGAGAAGTTCAGCACACAGGTGTTGTCCCATTCCTCAAAAAGTTTGAAGCAACTGTCAGATGCTGCACTCAAAATGGCATCCGTGGTGGATCAGCAACTGTCCACTTCCCAATCTGGCACCAAGAGATCGAAGACATCCTAGTATTAAAAAATAACAAAGGAACCGAAGATAACCGTGTTCGTAAGTTAGACTACAGTATCCAAATCTCTAAACTGTTCTATGAACGATTCATCAAGAACGAAGAAGTCTCTCTCTTCTCCCCACATGCAGTTCCTGGTCTGTATGATGCTTTTGGAACTGATGCTTTTGACGAGTTATATGTACGTTACGAACGAGATGAGTCTATTCCTAGAAAGACTATCGGAGCTCAAGAACTCTTTCTGGACCTCCTGAAAGAACGTGCTGAAACTGGTCGTATTTACATTATGAATATCGACCACTGCAACTCTCACTCATCCTTTATGGATAAAGTTGAGATGAGCAATCTGTGCCAGGAAATTACTCTTCCAACCAAACCTATTCAGCATATTGATGATCCTGATGGTGAGATTGCTCTTTGCATCCTTTCTGCTGTTAATGTAGGTAAACTCAAGTCGAATGATGAGTTGGAGGCACTTTGTGATCTTTCTGTTCGTTCCCTTGATGAACTGATTGATTTTCAAGGTTACCCCGTAAAGGCAGCAGAAATCGCCACCAGGGCACGTCGTTCACTTGGAGTAGGATTTATTGGTCTTGCTCATTATCTTGCCAAGCACGGTGAGAATTATGATGATCCTGGTGCTTGGCAACTGGTTCACGACCTTACCGAAGCATTTCAGTATTATCTAATTCAGGCAACCGTCAATCTTGCTAAAGAAAAGGGTGCTTGTGAGTATTCTGATAGAACTAAATATGGTAATGGAATTCTACCAATTGATACTTATAAGAAAGATGTTGATGAACTTGTACCAAATAATCTAAAGTATGATTGGGAAGGTCTTAGAGCACAAGTTATCCAGTATGGTGTACGGAACTCAACACTGTCCGCACAGATGCCATCGGAGAGCAGTTCCGTTGTGTCAAATGCCACAAATGGAATCGAACCACCTCGCGGATACTTGTCCGTTAAGAAGTCGAAGAAGGGTCCACTCAAGCAAATTGTTCCCCAGTATCAAACACTTAAGAACAATTATACGCTTCTTTGGGATATGCCTAGCAATCGTGGGTACATTCATATTGTTGCTGTTATGCAAAAATTCTTTGACCAAGCGATTTCTGGGAACTGGTCTTATAATCCAGAAAATTACCCAGATAATGAAGTTCCTACTTCAGTAATGGCGCAAGACCTTTTGACTACATATAAGTACGGCTGGAAAACCAGTTACTATCAAAATACTTATGACCATAAGACTGATGAGGTTGAGGAAACCAAACAGTCTCTTGAAAATTTAATTTCCGATATTCTAGATTCAGAGGAGGAAGATTGTGAGTCTTGTAAGATTTAAAACAGGTTTAGAGGATGTGCGAGTGATTAATCAAATGACCGTTTTCAATTCTGAGGAGGTTGATACTAAGAAACAACCAATGTTTTTTGGTCAACCTCTTGGAATTCAGAGATATGATTCTTATAAGTATCCAATCTTTGATAAACTCACAACACAACAACTAGGATACTTCTGGAGACCTGAAGAGGTCTCCCTCCAAAAGGATCGTGGAGATTATCAATCTCTTCGTCCAGAACAAAAGCATATTTTCACCAGCAACCTGAAATATCAGGTGATGCTGGACTCCGTTCAGGGTCGTGGACCTGGTATGGCATTTGCTCCATACTGTTCACTTCCCGAACTGGAGGCGTGTATGAAGGTCTGGGAGTTTATGGAGATGATCCACTCCCGCTCATACACCTACATTATCAAGAATGTTTATTCAGATCCATCTGAAGTTTTTGATACGATTCTAAAAGAGGATCGTATTATGGAACGTGCCGTCAGTGTAACTGAGGCATATAATGACTTCATCAATAGTGCTCAAAATTATGGAACTTCTGAACTTTGGAAACACGCCCAAGAATCAGTTCCTTACGCACAGGCAGAAAGATATGAACTCAAACGTAAACTTTTCAGAGCAGTTGCAAACGTTAATATTCTTGAAGGTATTCGCTTTTACGTCAGTTTTGCTTGCAGTTTTGCATTTGGCGAACTCAAGCTTATGGAAGGAAGTGCAAAAATCATCTCACTGATTGCTCGTGATGAGAACCAGCATCTTGTCATCACTCAGAACATTCTGAACAAGTGGAAGGAAGGTGATGATCCTGAGATGCAGAGAATTGCCAAGGAAGAAGAGCAATGGGTCTACAAGACCTTTGAGAATGCTGTAAATCAAGAAAAACTTTGGGCAGAGTATCTGTTCAAGGATGGTTCGATGATTGGTCTCAATGACAAACTGTTGCAGCAGTATGTTGAGTGGATTGCAAATCGTAGAATGAAGGCGATTGGTCTTCGCCCACTTTATGATATTCCAGCAAAGAACAATCCACTTCCTTGGACTGAGCATTGGATTTCCTCTAAGGGACTTCAAGTGGCACCTCAGGAAACAGAAGTTGAGTCCTATATCGTCGGAGGAATCAAACAAGATGTTACCAAAGATACTTTCTCAGGATTCCAACTATGATGAATGGTGTGAACAGGAACTCCTGAACGCATATAAGGACGCTGCAGAATCTGATCTTTTTTTATTTGGAGATTATGATTACTCTTATGTTTGGAAAGATTCAAAAAGTAACGATGTTTATTAAGTGTGTGAGAGGGTCTTCGGACCCTCTTTTTTTATAAATAAAACTATAAAAGAAAAAAGTAACAAATGGAAAGGATTACTGGATCTGACGCTTTGGGATTAATTGAAGCATATAATAATGTTTATGCTCCACAAGAACTTACTGAAGAGCAAGTTTGGGAAGAAGTTGAGAACTGGGTAAACTCACTTGTAGAAGAAGGTCATGATCTGAGTGAATTTACTTGGGAAGATATGTATGAAGAATATATTTCGGAAATTCCCATTAATCCTGGGGGAAATAGACCAATTTCTAATGCACCATATCAGTCAAGATTTGCTCGCCCAATGAATGCTGGAACTCCTCAACAAACTGGTAGAGGAACTGCAGTTTCAAGACCACAAATTGGTGGATTGGGTGGATTGGGTGTTGGATATAGGGGAGCAGAACTTCAGCAAGCAGCAAGAGCAAGAGCATCTCAGGTAGGGACTCCAAGACAAGGAAGTGCTGGCGGTCCTACAACTGGTGGCAATACTCCAATTAGACCAGCAGCAACTGCTAGACCTGCTGCACAAGCACCAGCAAGACCCGCTCCTGCTGCTAGACCTGCTGCACAAGCACCAGCAAGACCCGCTACAGCACCTGCAGGCGTACCTAAACCTGCTGTTGCACCAGTTCCCAATCTACCTGGATTGTCTGGAACTGGCGCATTAAATGCTCCAGCAAGACAATCTCTTGCACAGCAGAGAGTAGAATTACAAAAACTGAGACTAGCATCTCAAATGCGCCAAGCAGGACAAAATGTTGTAAGCACTCAATTGGCACATTTTGATCCGTTTGATGTTGTATTGGGACACCTGATCGATGAAGGTTATGCTGATACTGAAGAATTTGCACTTCAAATCATGGCAAACATGAGTGAAGAGTGGAGAGAGAGTATTCTTGAAGGTGTTGTAGACAGTGAAACATTGACTTCTGATCAAAGGCGCAGAAAAAGAAATGATGAATATAGATCTGAAAACCCAACTCTTCCCAGTGGAAATCCTATGGGACCAAATGCTCAATTAATGAGACAGATGGCACATGCCAAAAGAAGAGGTAAAAAAGCAAAAAAAGATTGAGATAATTTTCTAAACTGACACACTAGAGGGTCTAACCAACCCTCTTTTTTTATAAATAACTAAAAAAGTAAGAAAGAAACATGAAGTCTTTTAGTCAGTTTTTGCATGAATCATATTTGAATGAGGAAGTACCAGCAGGTATGACTAGAGATCAATTTAATTCTTTACCTGCAGAGTCAAGAAGAAGATTGGGTGGAAGTAAGGCTGCTTTAGGAAGACAGGGACAACCATTGCAAGGGGGTGCTTCTGCTCCTGCGATTAGATCTGCAAGAGCATCTGCAAACGCTGCACCAGAAGTTACAACGACAAACGATATTGCATCTAGAACAACTCAACCTAATGTAGAACCAAAAGTAACTAAAGTATCAAGTCCGGCAAGAAAACCTGGCGATCCATGGAATTGGTTCCCTAAAAAACGTCAACCACAATTAGGTCTTCCTAAAGAAGGTCCTTCAAGTAGAATTCCAAATAAAACACTTACCCCTGCAGGCGGAACAACTCCAAAAGAGGCATTACCTCCTATAGGATCTAGAGAAAGGGGTGGAGATTTAGCAAGACGCACTAGTCGTAATCCTGGTATTCCAGATGCTATGATGCAAGGCGCACAAGATGCTGCAAATAGAACAAACACACCAAGACCAGGAAAAACTCCAAAACCTTCAAATTCATCATCTAGTTCAACATTTGGTGTGGGGAAAGAAACCGTAAAAGCATCTACTCCACAAGCACAACCACAGAGATCAACTACTAGCAGTGGAAGAAGAGAAATTACTCCAGAAATGGAGGCAGAAATTCGTAAAATTAGAGCAGACAGAAAGGTGGCAAGGGCAGCAGCATATGATGCTAAGAATTCTTCAAGTGCATTAGCAAAAAGACAATCATCAAGTTTAACCAATACAGGAAAACCATCTTCTTCTGCAATAGTACCAGCGTCAGCAGGAAAACCACCCGCTGGGGTAAAACCAAGCAGATTTGGTAGGATTGCTGGACCTGCTTCTGCAGTACTAGATACTGCACTCTCTACTGCCGATGAAAGAGCAAAAGGATCTGGATGGGCAAGATCACTCGCTAAAGGTGCTACAGTTGCCGCTGGAGGACTTCTTGGTGGTACTGCAGGAGCAATTGGTGGTGGTGGATTATTGAGTGCCGCCACAGGAACTGCTGGCGCTATGGCGGGCGGTGCTGCTGCAGAAAAGGCGTTTGACACTGTTGCTGGAGCAAATGCTAAAGAAAGAAAAGCAATGGCAACTGCGAATCGTCAGCGCCAAGCAGGAACTGCACTTAAAGGTATTGGTGGTAAAACAACCTTCGATACTAAAAAGAATACAATGACTACAGGAACTGGAGCACAAAGAAAAACAGTTGGTCTTGCTAAGACTGGTGTAGTTCAAAGAGGTGGTCAATCTGTTGCGGGACATCTTGCATATAAAGGTGGCAAAGCAGTTTATAAAGCGGGCCCAAGTGCTCAGTCACTTGCTAAGACTTCTTCTAATCCATTAGAAAGAATTGGTAGATCTTTATTTGCTGGTGCATACAAGAAATCTGATGCGGCAAATGCTGCTAAGAAACTTGCTACCGCAAGAGCAAACGACGCTGCTCGTAATAAGGCACTTGGTGTAAAATCAAAACCTGCAGGTTGATTTTTATAAATATCTTTATAAAAAGGTATTAAATTTATAACCATGTCTAGAATTTCGCAAGACTTTGTTAATAATGTTGGTTTTTTATATGAGCAAATTCATGTAAAAGACCAAAATTTTTTAAATGAAGAATCTGAGTATTATGATGAAGAAACTGCAGAACTGACAGAAGATATTATTCTTTCTTTATCTTTGGCAATGTTTTCTGAGGGTTATACTGCTGAAACTTTTGTTAAATTTTTAGTGAGTTCTGATGAAGAAGTTATTTTAGAAAAATATTTAAGTACTGATATAAATTTTATTTCTGAAGAATCAATTTATAATGATTTTGTTGAAGAGCAGTTTGAACTTCTTGAGGTTGCTGGATTAATAAAACTTTTAGGAAGAGGTGCCAAAGCTGCTGCTAGTGGAATTAAAGCAGGAGCAAAAGCAACTAAAGGTGCTGTTAAAACAGGAGTTACAAAAGTAGCAACTGCTGGAGTAGAATCAAAAATTGGTAAAAAACTTGTAACAAATAAAGGACCTAATATTTCTGGTCCATTTAAAAATGTATCTGGAAGAACAGGTTCTGCACAAGATAGAAGAACGGCTGCTTTAGAAAAACTTTCAAAAAGACAAGCAACTAAAGCAGGTATAGAAGTTCCAAAAGGATCATTAAATCCAACACAAGCAACCGAATTAATAAAACAAGCAAGAACTGCAAGAGCAATTAAAGGTGTAAAGACTGCTGCAAAATATGCATTAGCCGGAGGTACTGGTGTTCTTTCTGGATACATGGGAGCAAAACTTGCTGGTGGAGGTGGTGATGGTAAGGTAGGACCTAAGATTGTGGGACCTAAAATTGTAGGACCTAAGATTGTAGGTCCAAAATCTTCATCCTCTTCAGATGGTGGTGGTGGATCTAATTCTTCAGGTGGTGGTGGCAGTGGTGGTTCTTCTAAACCTTCTTCAGGAGTTCCAAAACCAGCACCAGCAAAACCTGCTGCTAAAACTGATATGCAAAAGTGGGCAAAGGCAAATCCACGTCTTGCTCAAGCAGAAAAATTAAGACAACAGGGTGCATCCAGACAAGATATTAATAAAGTTTTATATGATAAAGGAACTGCTGCTTCTCAAGGATCTGGTCAAAGTAAAATGGAGAGAGATGCAGAAGAACTGCGTAGAATGACTAACAAATCAAAACAACGTCAAGGACAAGAAATGGGAGGCCCTGAGGGACCTGGAAAAATTGATACAAAAGCAGTTGAAGCAGACATAAAGGCGGCACAAGAAAAGGAGAAAGAAAAATTAAAACAAAAATCTGCTGAAGTTGCTAAAGAATCATATGAACCTTATGACGTTATTTTAAATTACTTGCTGTCTGAGGGTCATGCAGACACCTTAGACGAGGCAAATTACATTATGATGGAAATGGATGAAACTGCAATTGGTACAATCATAAAACAATATGAGGATTATTTACTTGCTGAAGAAATTCAAGAGTGGGTAAATGGTCTTGTAGAGGAAGGTTATGATCTTTCACAATATACATGGGATGATATGGTTGAGTATTACGTAACTCAGAATTGATCATATTATAACATCTTCAAAGGGGGCTTGACAAGTCCTCTTTTTTTATGTAGACTACCTTTGTCCCGGTTGAAGATGAGGCTTTAGCTAATCTTAGAAGACTTAAGAACCACGCCATAAATTCTTTCAGATTCACTCATATAAAAGGTTCCACCGATATTGGTATTATAATAGTCTTCACTTAACAATACATTACGATTAAATTGTTCATAAGTTTCATAATAACTCATAGATTTCTTATGAGGACATAGGTAAAGTATTTCTCTAAGGAAATGTTCTTTACCTATTTTTTTTACATCTTCTTTTAATTCATCACAAGAACCAAAGTAATTTTTCCAATCAGATTCTTCGGTCTTTCTTCTTCCTGTCTTTTTGTTCTTTTGTCTTGTCCAGAAATGTTTTTTACCAATGTACTTTTTATTGTTCGTAAGATTCGTAATTATGTAAACAAATCCTTCCATTCCTTTGGGAACATCGGTAAAGACCGTTCCATTATATTGCCAATCCATAAGAATTCTTTATTTGACTATTTAGATTTGCATTCCAAGTCAAAAAGTGGTAGACTGAAAAAAATTGATAACACCCCTTATACCATGACTATACTTGAAAATACACTTCGTATCTCACACGATTGGGCAATTGATCGTATTCATGAGTTGTCTGATTATGATATTGAATCGGCACAAGCAATTCAATCTGAGTTCAGTGAATGGTTGAATCCTGATATTCCAGAACATGATATTTTTTCATT